CTGCACACAAAACGGCATCAGAGGTGGGTCAGCGACTGTCCACTTTCCTATCTGGCACCAAGAAATCGAAGACATCATCGTCCTGAAGAACAACAAAGGAACTGAGGACAATCGTGTCCGTAAACTAGACTATAGTATTCAAATTAGCAAACTTTTCTATGAACGATTCATCCAAGATGGTGAGATCACCCTCTTCTCTCCACATGACGTTCCTGGTTTGTATGATGCTTTTGGTACTGATAGATTTGATGAGTTGTATGTGGGTTATGAACGAGATGACTCTATTCCAAGAAAGACTATCGGAGCTCAAGAACTCGTTCTCAATCTTCTGAAAGAACGTGCTGAGACTGGTCGTGTTTATATTATGAATATCGACCACTGCAATTCACATTCATCCTTCAAGGATAAAGTGAATATGTCTAACCTGTGCCAGGAGATCACCCTGCCTACAGATCCCATTCAACACATTGATGATCATTTGGGAGAGATTGCACTCTGTATTCTTTCTGCTATTAATGTTGGTAAGGTCAAGTCCGATTCGGAATTGGAAAATCTTTGTGATCTTGCAGTTCGTGGACTGGAAGAATTGATTGATTATCAGAAGTATCCAGTTAAAGCTGCAGAGTTGGCTACAAAGGCCCGCAGATCCCTTGGAATCGGTTTTATTGGTCTTGCACATTATCTTGCTAAACTTGGTTACAATTACGAGTCTCAGGAGGCCTGGGACGCTGTACATGGACTTTCTGAATCTTTCCAGTATTATCTTCTGAAAGCATCTAACCAACTTGCAAAAGAAAAAGGATGGTGTGAAAACTTTGGTCGTACTAAGTACGCTGATGGTATTCTTCCTATTGATACATACAAAAAAGAAGTAGATGAAATTTCTAATGAGGATCTAGCGCATGATTGGGAAGGTCTTAGAGCATCTATCTCCGAATACGGTTTACGGCACTCAACACTGTCTGCTCAGATGCCATCGGAGAGCAGTTCCGTTGTGTCAAACGCAACAAATGGAATCGAGCCA